ACTCTCCCTGCAAGACCAAGATAGTCGCTATACAGCGACTGTTCGATTACGTGTATGTTATTTATACGATCAAGATTTTTCTTCGCTGATAAAAGGAGAAACTTCGTAGCAGGAAGCATTTGAATATCCTTGATAGGGACATTCTTAATGTATTGTTCTACTGCATCATGGAACTTTGTCCCACGAAATGTAGACTCCCGAGTAACTTTATTTGCTTTCTCTTCTCCTACCTTCTTTCGCCATTCGACGAATATTTCACGGTTATAAAAACTCGTGACGGAGGTGATAGACGGATACATCTTACCGGATGGGACTTCATAAAAACGAGTCCCATCAATGGTAGTTGCTGTCAGATCAGTTTCACCTTTTAAATTATCTAGATGAATAAACATTTACATGCCAAGTGCAATTTTAGTGAGGATATAGTTACGAACGAAACCTGATCTTACAATATCATTAACATCAAATTCAATTGAATCGAAGTCTTCTGTCATCGCAAGAATGATTTTTTTAAAATCAAGGATTCCGTTGCGTTCGTTGGTCTTAACTAAGTCAGATTGTGCTGCATCACCACAGAATATAATCTTACAGTTTTCACCAACTCTTGTAATTATACTATCAAGTTCATGAAAATTCAAGTTTTGCATTTCATCAACAATAATAATACAATTATCCATGGTGGTTCCACGGAGGAATGACGTGGACCAGAAGCGAACAGTTTCCTGTCCTCTCAGTGCGTCATATAACATTTCAAATTCATTGTCATCCTGCATCTCGAACATGTATTTGACCATGTTCTTGTATGGGATCTGGTAGAGAGAGGACTTGTCCTCATGATCACCTGGAAGGAAACCAATCTCACGAGTGGCAACAAGAGAGCGAACCACATACACCTTCTCATAGGGTGTAAACTGATCCAGAACGTCTCTTAATGCAAGGTAGAGAGCAATGAATGTCTTACCTGTACCTGCTGCACCATAAGCAAAAAGATTTTTGCCTTCTTTGTAAGAGTTAAAAAATCTTTCCTGGTTTTCTGTCAATGGTTTAATATCAACCATTGAATCAGAATTGATTGGTTTCTTTCTCTTCAGTTTTCGGGAACTCATACTACCAATGCCACTAATGGCATCACTGTTTCCTTTTCTTTTTCTTGCTGGCATACTTTTAAAGTTTACGGATGTTAGAACCTGGGGTTTTCTTGACTTTGGATAGAACGTCATTCCATCCTGGTGCTTTTTTACGAAGTTTGTCTTGCCAATCACCAACTTCACCAGACTGTGGGCAGGTTGATGGATCACTCCAATCTCTCTGCCAGTCAGGATTGTCTTCACACCATTGAGACCATTCATGAACACTCATGCTCACGTTTTTTTGTTCGCCGGTCTCTTTATTCACTACAGGATATGTTGCCATGGTTACAAAACTCAATGATTTATTTAGACCCACTCAAGGGCTTCTGAGACAGTAGGGAACTGTTCAATGAACACTTTCTTACATGCCTCTGCGACTTGCATATGCTCCTTCTGAGTTCCATGTGCAGAGCGCAAATTAATATAATGGATCCATGACCTGCAAGAACCTGTCATGTAGATTCTGGTGGGCGTACAGAGTGGGAGCACATTTCTTGCACACTCCTTTGCCACACCTCTTTCAAGCATCTGCTGATACAATGCCATTGAAGAATCAAATAGAGTTTGCATTTGCAATTCTAGATTCTGTACCAAGAACGGATCAAGATCATCAGTAGAGTTCTGACGATTCTTTTCATCCTGACGACGCATCTCTGGAATAGGAATAGTTGTACCTAACAGAGAGGAATCTGCATAGCGTTGCGAAAACTCTTGAAATGTAAAACTACGGTGACGCAAAATTTGAGCCGCGATTGCTCTCGTAGTTTCAATTTCCAAGGTCATTGAGGACTGTTCAAAAACAGACCAATGATTATGCTTAATACAATAGCGCAAAAGACCAGCATACTTTTCATTTTCTTGATTGCTTGGGTTGGATACTCTGGCGATGTACGCCATAGTCTGTTCTGCGTCTGGACTAACGCTTACAAGTTTGACAATTTCTTTCATAAAATCAATCGGGGTAACCATCATCGTCTTCAAAAACTTCGTCATAATCCATGACTGGTCTTTGATTGTTCTCATATCTATATGCCTTTACATCTGAGTAAACTTCAGACTCAAGAGCATCAACAAGACTCTTCAAATTTTTTACGATGAGTTTTAGTTTTTCTCTATCCATAGTCATAGTATGGTGATGATTCATTATACCATAAAAAAAGGAGGGCGTCTATGCCCTCCAGTTCTTACGGTTTAAATCTTTAGTTTTCAGTCAAGAAGTCTCCTACATATTCGTTTACAGGTTTGCTGGTCGTCTTCGCATTCAATTAGGCAATCAAAATAATCGTTCGTCGTCTCTGTGAAATTATCTTGAGTGGCATCAAAATGATCCCATTCAGCTAGTTGATTGCGAGATATAAGATTATGCATTGTTGAACCTCATGCTGGTATAATAATAAAAAGTTAATGTAGAGAGTTTCAGGTCATAAGCAACTCCTAGTTCTATATTATCTATAAGAGTTTGTGTTAATTCACTAACATTTGTTAATTCGTAATATAAAGACAAAAAAAGAGAGGGTTTGTAACCCTCTCTCTAAACTTCACTTAGTGTAAGTTTTACCACGATAACAGAATGTACCGTGAGTATCTTTCGATTCTACACAACGAGTATCATATTCAACACCACGATATGCAGTGTGAGTAATCTGTGCGTCATGCAGTGCAGATGCTTTTTCAATCTGCTTGCGAATGAGATTAAGCGTATTCATAAGTTTACTCCTAAAGTAGTTGGATTTTTAGGTCCGTTCCTTTAGTCGTTTGCGTCCCAAGGACACTCAGGAGTTGCCTCCTGTATTGTCAAAATGATTTCTTCTTTTATTACACTCAACATATCATCATGTTTATTGACACGCTGTATGATAGCAGCAGCATCTTCACAAGCGAGAGTCGAGTATAGTAATAAATCAATCATGGGATGAACGCTCCGTTCCGCGACTTACTTGCGTCCGATTGCTCGGATGAACGACAGGTCTAGTATAGACCATTATCTTTATTTAGTCAAGTAATTTTGTATCATCAGATACAGTTTCATTATTCTTTAAGAGATTGGAAATCGTTCTCTCTGTACCATCCATGGTTCTGACCTGATACAGGTTTGATTTCATATATTTCTTGAGTCTTTTATATTCTTTCTTGACGTTCTTAATTGCATCAAGATTGATATTGACATTCAAATTTTTATCGTCTTTCATTTTTTCTTTTTAGTTGGTGTTGGTGAACCACCCCATACTTTAGGACTGACTGTTCCTTTACTTTGGATAATATTATTGAGATCTTTTTTATAGTTATCCCAATAGTGATCAAAGATATCTACTTTCTTGCTGCTTATAACCAAATCAAATTTAGTTAGTCCCTCTACAAGATACTCTACCAAATAAGCATGTTGTGGTAGAGATGTATCATCTGCCAGAGTTGGATCACAATCCTGATGTAGGATTTTAATTTTAGAACTCAACTTCTACCTCCCCATTGAACATCTGGATATGCTTCTTGCACAATTTCTTTTGTGATTTTGTATTTGGTTTCTAATTCTTTATCTTTAACAAGACAAAGAATCTCTGCATCAAGAGGATGCAATCCTTCCAAGATATTGATGAACATTGTTTCTCTACGGAGAGATTTCAATTGATCATTACCACCCTTGATAAAATTATAGAACTTAGTCCACTCCTTTCGGATGGTAGTCTTTCCTTTTTTCAAATCAGCAGCAGTGCCAAGAGAGTTAGTGTCAAAGTATTCCATTGTACCAACCATCTGAGCAATTTTTGTGCTCAAAGTTCCAGTAGTAATCTGTTCATCCTTCATACTGGAGTAGGGAACTTCACCAGGGGGAAGTAGAGAAATCACACTTTCATCAAAGTTCCAAATAAAAATTGCTTTGAGAGAGTCATGTTCATACTTTCTAAGGACTTCCACCTTTTTTGCTTTAGTTCTTTGCTTATTGACAAGTGCCAAGATTTCAAAGATAAAAGGATTAGGTGGAAGTTCTAATGTAGTTTTAACCGTGGTGGTCTTCTTCTTCGTGGTCTTCGGTTTCGTAGTCATTTTCAAATCGTACAGCTAAAATTTCATCTGGTAATACATTACCATATTCATCTAACATCTCAGGATGTAGATAAGGAGTTACGTGTCTCTGTAACTGCTCGTTAACAATATAACCAATTATGCCTCCAATGAGTAAAAACTGGAAAGTTATTAAAGAGAAAATAGTTATTGTTGCAGCAGTCATTTTTCATCTCCGGTTTCTTTTTTCTTGATATAGAATGAAACCTCAAAATGAAAATGCATCTCTCTACTTAACAAGGAGACCACTTTTCCAAACCTGATTCCAAAAGGTTTGTTCTTTTGAGGTTTTGGTCTCCCTCCCAATAGTAGTTCTACACCTCTATTTATTGGCAGTTCAGAGGATGCTCTGCGCTTTGAGGTATCTGATTGTGTCACCACATCCTCCTATTTTTTTATAATCAACCAGAACTTGTGGAAATGATGTTCCTTCTGGGAACTCGTCATAGAACTGTTCCTCAGTAAAGTCTCTGTTAAGTTTATACTCAACATATTTTTGCTCGGTAAGTTCCAATACTTGAACAATTTTTGAACAGTATGGGCAACCTTCCATTGAGTAAATTGTAAACATCATTCTTTCTGGTGGTGTGCTTTAAGGTCTGGATTTGGTTGAGATGGAACAGTAAGATTGCGATCAAGATTCTTGATCACAATGAACGCATCTTTGTTATATTTAACGGTTCCCTTTACAGGAGCCCATTTAGTTCCAGCACCATCAATTTCATAGACAGATGATCCTGCAATCTCCACCGCAATAGCATCACCATGTTGCCATTGAAGTTTGGTTAATGCTTGATGAAGGTCATTAATCCAACTGCTAGATTCATCCATAACATGCTCCTCTGGTTCTAAATTTCCAATCATTTGAATCCTCTTGATTTTACTTGTGGTTTATCTAAGACTTCAATGCGATCAAGGTATGATGATTTATTCCACCATATCTCATGCACCTGAGCCCAATTATCAACTACAACTGATTCACCATTTTTAGAGATGATCTTGTAGTGATGACGATCATAATCTTGTTCCGAAGTGCATGTAAAATAGGTCATTTTTTAACGGATGCCCAGTCATTATCAAAGATTGCCATTCCCATATCAGTGAGAATGTGATCATACATCTGCTCAAGAATTTGAGGAGGCATAGTCACCACACTTGCACCATTATAGAAAGAACGGACAACTCTCTGCACACTACGAATAGAAGCAGCGAGAACCTGTGTAGGAGCACCCTGAATACGATACAGTTCAGCAATAGAACGAACTACCTCCAGACCTGCCACTGATTGGTCGTCCAGACGCCCTACAAAGGGCGAAACATAATATGCGCCTGCCCTAGCGGCAAGAATTGCTTGCGCCGCAGAGAAGATCAGAGTGACGTTTACGCGAATGTTATCTTCTGAAAGTCGTCTACACGCTTCAATACCCTCACGAGTCATTGGAACCTTGATGGTAGCGGGGAATCCAAATACCTCAACCAGACGCTTACCCTCAGTAACCATCTCATCAGCAGTTCCGACAACTTCCATGCTGATATCCCAGATACCCATATCCTTGATCTCTTGATAAACATCATCAGGTTTCCGACCACTCTTCATAATCAAAGTGGGGTTAGTAGTAACGCCGTCAATCAATCCAGTATCTTTATATTTACGGATTAGTTCTGTATCTGCTGTATCCAGAAAAATCTTCATTTGAGTTTATTTAAAAATTCTCTCTCACCACTATACAGGAAGTTCATATCTTTGTCAAGATAATATTCAATTCCCATGATAGCGTCAGGAATAAACCACTCATGAACCGGAAGACAATACTCCCAGTTCACAGGTTGAATACAATTCATAACCACCACTGTCCAAAAGGCAGTGACGTGGTTCATTATACTAAGCATCTTGTTTGACTTCTTTAACTACCTTCTGCTCTACAGGAGCAACAGGGTCAGGAACAGGATGATACTTGCGATACCTTACTGTTTCGTATGTTTCAAATACTTCTTCAGGATTACCGTAGCAGGTTTTCTTCCTCTGCTCTAC